CCCCTGAATCCATATATACTCTGGTCATCATCCCCCACCACAAAAAGATTTCTGTATTCATCAGCAAGAATCCTCACGACATCAAACTGTGCCTTATTAATATCCTGAAATTCATCTATCAGAATGTACTTATACTTATTCTGCCACGCCCTCCTGTAATCTTCTCTCTGCATCAGAAGCTCGCGGCACTGTACAATCATATCATCAAAATCAATCAGATGTTTTCTTACAAGCATATCATCATATGCCCTATACATTATTCTAAAACTCTGTGGTGGAATACATCTGCTCTCATATTCATCTATATTAACATCTTCACCCTTAACACAGCTTATCTCAGATAAAACACCAGCTACAGCTTCGTTCTCATCATCATACTCCAGTTCAAGCCTGCACATCTGGTCTTTCACGAATTCATGCTGTATCTGCGGCTTAATAATACAGTGTGCAGAATAATTATATGCTGCCTTAAGTATTGTAAAAAATACTGCATGAAATGTGCCAAATGTCACTGCAGAGTTTCTGCCCTCTGACAACCCCTTAAACTTAAGCTTCATCTGTTCAGCAGCAGCCTTAGTAAATGTAATAACAAGAATATCTGATGGATTAACGCCGTACCTCTCAATCAGATATCTCACCCTGTGTGTAAGAACCGTTGTCTTTCCTGAACCCGGTCCTGCAATTACCATGCACGGTCCTGTATTATGTTGTATAGCCTGAATCTGTGCTTCATTAAACTGCAAAAGCGGCACCCCTTATAATAATCTTACACAAACAAATGTATACTAAGATTATATAAGCATGCCGCCATTATGTCAACTTAATAATATATTTTTTTATTTATTAATAACTTGTTATATTATCATCAGAATCATCAGTATTAGATATACTCTTGATAACAACATAATATTCAACCTGTGGATTTACCTGTACAAGCACCCTGTCACCCTTCTTATGCCCAAGAAGAGCCTTGCCAAGAGGCGACTCTATGCTGATCATACCGCTTAATGAATCAGCTCTGATTGTAGTAACAATCTTAATAGTCTCAGTACTTTCATCATCCTCATACAATACCTCAACCGTATTATTAACGCCAACCTCATCATCTGCTGATGAATCATCAATAACAGTCGCATTCTTAATCGTTCTCTGCAGATATCTTATTCTGCTTTCATTCTTATTCTTAAATCTTTTCGCTGCATGATACTCAAAATTCTCACTTAAATCCCCCTGAGCCCTTGTCTCCTTGACATCATCAAGTGCAGCCTTTCTTACCTCATGTATCCTGTACTCAATCTCTTCTTCCATCTTTTTGATATCATTCTTAGTAAGTTCGTGTCCCATATCTATCCTTCTTTCTTACATTTAATCAATGAAATAATACGAGTATATTTTGCCCTTTTAAGATACATTTTGCAAGTTTATTCTGTCTCGACTTTATTACTTGTCGGCTCATCAAGAAGCACGAATGGCGCGTCATGTAAAATGCTTTAGCAAGCCCGATTCTCTGCTTCTCTCCGCCTGATAACATATCTCCCAGTTCACCGACATTAGTGTCGTATCCATCAGGAAGCTTTGATATGAAATCGTGTACTGAAGCCTTTTTGCACGCCTCAATTATTTCCTCATCTGTTGCGTCAAGCTTTGCAATTGTTGATTTACCGCTTCCGCTTCTTCCTGAAATTCCAATAATGCTTGCTTTTAAAACCGGAATTGATACATCAGAAATTATAGTTTCCTCACCATATGAGAATGTAACATTTTCAGTAGCTGCACCATTAAATTCAACTTCCTCACAACCTGTGATATCCTTAGTTACCGGCTGTTCATCAAGAATATCCAACACTCTGTTTCCTGCTGCAAATGTGTTCTGCAATGTACTTCCAAGATTATCAAGTGCAACAACCGGTCCGAAAGAACTCATCATTGCAACTACAGACACTAATTATTTATCAATAGCCTTTATCGCTGCTTCAGCTTCTTTCACATCTTCTATCGATATCCCTAACATGTCTGCCGCTTCCTCATATGTTCTTCCTGATAGGATATTCACTATTAATCTATAATTTCTTTCAATTGCTTTGCCAGCTCTGCTCTCCGCTTCTTCAGCTTTTCGTTTTTCTTCTTCAGCTTTTTGTTTTTCTTCTTCAGCTTTTTGTTTTTCTTCTTCAGCAAGTTTCTTTGCTTCATCTGCCAGTTTCTTTGCTTCATCTGCCAGTTTCTTCGCTTCTATTGCTTCCTGTATTGAATTCTTTGCATATTCTTTAGCATAATCTTCTACTATCTTGCACATTTCACTCTGACCTCCTTCTGTCTCCTTGAAATAGCTTATCGCATTGCTAATCTGTGGAAACTTATCATTATAAAATGCTTCTTTATTAAGCATTAACTGCAATAGTTCTGATTTGTCCGAGCCATCATTAACACAAGTGTTTGCAAATATTATATCTTCTCCATCTTTCACTGGAACGTAACTTTCATCATTCTTCATACACCTTGTTACATGCGTCACTGTCTGATTATTCTTTAAGACATCATACTCAGATATATATACAATTGTAACATCTGGAACATTCTTAAAATCAGCACCTTTAGGTGTATATTTTGCTGTCAACGCTGCCGCATGAAATCTTGTCCTTCTGATATCATCATTGGAATTTCCCTTCTGCACCTCAACATTGCAATATCTTCCATCTTGTGTCATGCATAACGCGTCTAATGTTATTTCTCTTTGAAAGCTCTGGACCACACTCTGTACAGAAACCTTCACAACCTGTAAATGTGGCATATCAAGAAGCGTTCTTAATATTTCTTCACATACACCCGGCTTTTCTCCCATCAATCTAAACAGTGCGTCATCTATAATTCTAAGATTAGCTGCTGTTTCTTTTATTTCTTTTGAATATTCTTTTAAATTCCCCATACTCTTCCCCTTTTTACTTACGGCAGGTAATACCACATATAAGGATAGAGTGATTTCATTTGTCTTATATATTTATTATATACTACTCTTAAACCTATTTGCAATAGCATTCCCACCTTATTATCGCATTGCGTAATATTATTTATATAGTATATATCATATATCATTTCTAAAGTCAATACAGCAGTTATTTTTATCGTATAAATATATATAAATATATTTTATTCTTTCTCTTGCACTTCCTCATAAATACGCTATAATATATAAGTCACATTTAAATATCGGCGTGTGGCTCAGTTTGGTAGAGCGCGTGGTTCGGGACTACGAGGCCGCAGGTTCAAATCCTGTCACGCCGACTTATAAAAAGCTCATGCAGATTGAAGTAATCACATTTACCACAATCTGCATGAGTTTTTTATATTATTTATCCAATTATTCTATACAAGATTATTTTTAACATATGCCAGTGCTTTATTAACAGGAGGTAGGGATATAACTACAAGAGTTACCACTGCTTCAAGCCCAATATACGAGCCATTGTAAACAACTGAATAAAGTATCGCACTATTAAAAAAATCCGGTGTATACACGGCAAAGAATATCCAGCCAGACAAGAATGAACATATAAATCTGCCTATAACTCCTATAATATATCCCTTCACAAGACCGTGTTTTGATTTAGAAAATATTCCTGACAACCCAAGTGCTCCAAAGCCTAATATATAATCAAGAAGCACCTGAGGAATATTCAGGATATATGGATCAAGTAATAACTGCAAAACTCCATATGCAATAGTTGCTGTCAGACCAGTCTTTATTCCATACCAGTATCCTATAAGCACTATGAATAACATACTGAACAGTGTTACAGAACCTCCCATTGGCAGTTTAATAACTTTAATCATGGAAGTCGCAACCGCAAGAGCTATAGCCATTGCTGCAAATGCAATATGTTTTACATTCAGTTTACTATTATTATCTCTTGCAAAACATCCTATAGTCATTAATAAGACACAGACAATTATTAATACCACATATCCTGAGCCTGTAAGACCATATGAAACGCTGCCATCATCAAGTATTTTATTAACTAAAAAATTCATAATCTTCCTTTCATTATCTCTCAATATTTTTATTCCGTAAAGAATATCCACATTTCCACTAAAAGTCAAGCATTAAAAAAGAGAGCAACAGGTTTTTATCACCTGTTGCTCTCCAATATTTTGTCAATTACTTTTTATTAGAACTTACCGTTCTTAGCAGCTTCCTCGATAGAAACAGCTACAGCTACAGTAGCACCAACCATAGGGTTATTACCCAACTTTGAAATCAAATTTTTACAATTTATTTATGTTTATTATCATGCTGTTTTTATCAGCATTTATGCAGGTTTAAGAGCTTTACAGATTTATATTAGATTATTCTGATTTATTCTAAATCAACATTATTTAATCCATATTGTGTACAAAATGTGTACAATGAAACAGTGTACACATTTTGACTGTCTTTCTACCTATTTATATATATGTTATCACAATGCTGTTATATGTGCAATCCAAATTAGTTGGGAAGTCTTAACTCCATGCCTGCATATAGCGGTGTACTAATATCCATATCGTTAAACTCTGCTAATTCAAGATATCTTGTACCATCTCCTAATGCTCTTTCTGCAACCTGCCAGAAACCTTCTCTTGGTTCTACTATTGCCGTTCTTTCTTCTGTCTCCTGTGGTGCTTCCTCTGCCGGCTCATCCTCGCTTTCCTCTTTAGGATAATACTTAGCTTCCATGGCGGCCTGATAATCTGCATAGTTGTAACCTGCAGCTTCGAGCTTCTGTCTGCGTTCTTCTCCATCACCGTACTCACCACGGTAAATTGCATCAATAACACTCTCATTAAGTTTTTCTGAAGGCTGTTCTATCTCTTCTGTATCATCTTTTTCATTAACAACAGACCATACATAATCATTAAATGCTCTAAGGTCAAAGTCGTTAATAATAGCAAGTGTTGTCTCATAGTAATCTGGAGCAGTTGCATAATTATATCCAACCCAGTTGCCTTCTGCATCTCTGTCTGTATTGTTCACAGCATTTGTAAGACCATAAAGCTCTCCTTCGACTGTATTTGCTGCTGTTGCATCATCATAATTATTCCACTGCATCAGATCGAGATATCCATATACAGCACCCATTACATCAGGATACTTTTCAAAGGAATCTTTAATGTTTACATATTCTCCATCTATGTACTCTGTTGTATCATATTCTGCATCGCTTCCCTTAATTCCAAAAAGTGAAGCAGCCCCTAAATTCCAACCAGATTCTTTAGCAGCCTGTGCAAGAATTACAGCTGGGCTTATTGTTTTCTTTTCTTCTCTTCTGTATTTAATCCATGCATTGCACACCACTGGTGCAAGAGTGTTAATAAAGTTGTTTACATGCTCATACTTTGTGCTAATCACTGGAAATGTTCTCATATTACTTATCCTCTCTTTCTTCTATATCTGCTTTCTTTTCTACCTGTGACTTAAGATTCTTCACTATTGGCTGCAAAAATGGTGGAAGTGTTACTCCAATGTCATTGATATTTTCTAATATGCTTATGATTTCGTTGCATATAAGCCAGATTGCTACGACACATGCTACAAGAAATGTAAAAGGTAATGTTATTCCTACAACTTTTGCAGAATAAGAAAGGAGCTGGTCTATTATCACACCAACTCCTACTAAAAGCCACATACATATTTTCTTTGCAATTCCTCTTATTCCCTTATAACTATCTATCTGTTGTTTTCTAAATTTAGAAGCTGCAATACCTGTAAAATAATCTATCAAATTACATGTTATAAGTAATAATACCGGGATTGCCAGAATTCCCAGAGCACTTAATATAATGCTCCACACCGCTGTCACAATTACTTTTAATTTTTCCATATAATGTCCTTTCTGTTGCACTGGTGCAACTCTAATTTTTATCTTGTTATATGTTCTGGTTAAGAATCATCATAGTACATCTTAGATACCTCCTTATAATATTTAAAAAGCCAGTCCTAAGACTGGCAAATGTGTATAACAAATAAACATAACCACTTATGGCCATGTTTATGGATTTTCTTATTTATTTTTCAGATATATGTTCACAAAACAGTAATATCATTAAAAAAGGCAGAGAGTGTCCGCCTCTGGTTGTCCAGAGTGGTCTTCTCTACCTTTAGAGTTAGGTAATGGAACTTATCTTTATCTTAATTCACATATTCAAAATTTCCAAATAAGTGTAATTTCTCTTAACAATACTCTAAGATTGTGTGGCGTATACAATATATATGAAGATTTAATTGACACGGCTAAAACAACAAAAATAATATATAACACAGAATCTGGCAAAGTTAAATTCGATTCAAGCAGAGGTGCATGTCGAGGGCAACTTTTTAAATTTAATGAAAGAATTGCTAATACTTAATTCTTTTATAGTGAAAATAAAAATTCACCATATATGTAACAACCTTTAACAAATTCTGAAGCTGCCCATGCACCTATTTTTCCATCTGTCGTATAATAACGCTCAAGCCTTATTATTCCTGATGATTGCCTAATACATGCGCCGTAACCTATTAGTTTGTTGATGATTTTTCCGTCTGCGTTATAACACTGCCATGTACCGCCTAATATTTTAATAGAATCTGATGTTAAGCCGGCTTTAGTAAATACATCTTTGATATTATATTGAAACTTAAAATCTGTTATATCTGTACTTGTATTTTCTATTTTGCTTGTAAATTTACACATGCCGACTTTTTGCATTTTATTGTAAATGATATAATTATATCCATATCCATAGCAATCGCTTTCAGATATGAAATTTTTCATAAAGCAATTATAGAATGCGATATTACTGTTTAGTGCACTTACCTCGCTTCTGAGATTCGCAATCATGTCATTGTTATCTTTAATTCCCTTATCCATTATGTTAAGATTGGTTGGGTTCCACGGTGTTTGCCCCGTCCAACCTACTCTTTTGTAAGAAATAAATCCTGTTAAGCTCATAATTACATCTCCTTAAGTGCTGCCATCACCTCTGCTTCAAAATTAGCAAAATCTGTATCGCATTCTTCTTGATTCTCAATATATGCTCTTCTGTCTGCAATTCTCTTATTAATAGTTATCTCACCTGCGGAAGGTATGCTGGCTGAAAATGTAACTACAGCCTTTTCCTCTATAGAACTATTTCCATTCATTGATGTATTCTTTGTTGTATTTAACATATTGTTTTCCTTTCTACCGCTGTGCGGATTTATATTAATTATTTGCTATGTCTTTGACATAGTCTTCTAATTTCCACCATTCACCATGGTGCCTTATATAGTAATAACCCTCTATATAACAGTTATTTCCACTTATATCTACCGTACCAGCTGTCTCACTATGTCGTATCCAATCCATTAAGTTATAATATGCATCACCGCTTCTGATATAATAATAATCATCAACATATATTCCATCACGGCGAATGCTTACAGCATTTCTTGTTCCGTCTTCGTTTGACAGATTTATAAAATGTCCTTGTATTTTCAGATAGGCGCCAGTGCTACTTTTCATAAGGTATTCACCACCAATAAGAGTAGTGGTCATTGTAATACCTTCTTCAGTTACATTTACATTTTTAAATGTGCCTTCTAAATCAGCATTAACAGCTTTTAGCTTCTTACAGTCTATCGAACCATCTGCTGAAATAGTAGTATTAGTAGATGTAAGCGTGAACAGATTACCATTGATATTAACAGACTTATTACCACTAATATTAATTGTTCCACTTGCATTAAGTGTTATATCATCTGCAATAGCTTCAATTGCAGATTTAAGTTCCCCTGTCGTTGGGTCTTTCTTAATGTATGCTTCAAGGCTTGCTGTTGTAGCATAATTGTTAAACTTAACATCAATATCTTCTTGTGCTGGAGAATAATCTGTAGCTTTTGTACCCTTTTCTATTTTTAGCTTGTTTGTATCTACATGTGCAAAGCTAAAACGCATATATACAGCATTAGAAGGAACTGGCAGAGAACCTCTTACTCCAGTAGATTTATCTGCTACTCCGCTGATAAACTTTTTATTGCTGTCATAAAAACAAGTAGCCGGTGCATTACCCAGATTGGTCCATCCACTCGCTACATAGTTTTTCCACTTAGACACATCTATGTAGTCCGTCAAATCCCAATAGTTACCGCCATCTGTTATTATGCCAGTGGCTGTTATATACTTATTAGGAGTTACAGTGCTTTTTATGAATCTATTGACTCCACCAATTTGTAGATTATTAATATCATTTTTAGTTGCATAGGTGCCAGATACTTCTAGCTTAATACTATTACTTTCCTTAGTTATTGCTTGTGTTATAGCGTTATTCATCTGCGTTGTTGTGCTATAATTGCCCTTTAAATCCTGCTGAGTTAATGACAAACTGTTACTTATGCTATCAAGATTGATTCTTAATGCAGAATTTTGTCTTAGCATGTAAGCCGTTTCCGAATTAGGTATCTCTTTCCAACTATGGCTTCCATCCTCATTACGAATAAACCGCCATGCTCTTCCTTCGTTTTCCCAGTAAGCAATCTTTCCAATATACTTATCCCACTCCGTATCGTTATACTGCCATGTTTCTTCACGTGGAAACTGTGTATCAGCCGGATACACAGGAACACACCAATCCCAAGCCGGATAATTATCCTTTGTTGGCGCATAAGATATCAGGTATATTTCATCGTCATACTTGGCCATATTAGATAAACTTACACTATATTCCTGCAATGTCTGGTTTACATTAGAAAACTTTTCCTTAACGCTGATTCCGTCTATGTTCTCAGTCCACCAAAGCTTCTGTGTTATAAAATCATCAGATTGTTTTAATAGGCTGCCCCACTCAGAATAATCCTTTCCAGAACCGGTTTTTATATCCTGCAGAAGAACATTAAGTGTCTGTGCTGCATCATCCAGATATATCTTGTTGCTCTTAAGCGTATGTGTGCCATCATTGTTAATAGCATTAAAAAGACTTGCTATATCCAGCTTCCCGGCTGATATATTTGCGTCCTGAGATACCATATCATTTCTGATAATCTCTCTTTGTATGCCTTTTGCTGTAAGTCCTAACGCGTCAAACATCAAGCTGCCTTTTGAATCCCACACATACATGTTATAGTCACCTGATGCATCTTTTCCGATTTGAACGCGAAGCCTATTGCTATCACTAATCTGAATAGTGTTATCAGTCCACTGTGATTTGCCGTCTTTGCTGTGTACCTTTACATCTGTGGTATCAATGTCCAGAGCCTTTATTTTCTTTGCATCTAAGGAATCTATCATAGAATCCTTTATCTGTGCTGTACCTATCATGCTCACAACACTGTTGGCAAAATCTGTAGTAATGCTTTTGCCAGTGGAAGAGCCAAACATTAATGTTTTAATACCAGCAACATCACCATCTAATATGCCTACTTTCTCATATTTAACATTAAGCTGCTCTATGTCAGATTTTATTACCTTTTCCTCTTCTATTGTTGCAAACTTTATGTCTGCCTCATTAGATTTAAGGTAATTGTTCTTAATATACTGCAGCTCATTGTTTACAGACACAATAGTCTCTGCAGTTACCGTATTAGCCTTAACCCATTCTGCATCTACCTTTTTAGAAACCAGTTCCTTAGTAAGCATCATTTCCGCATATGTTCGTTCTACAAGCTTAGTAGATGGTCCTTTATAATCTGTCTCTGTTTCAGTTTCTGTTTTGCCATAAGCTGTAATAGTCATGGCAAGACCTCCATCATATTCCTGAGTTATATTCATAACCGGAACCTTATAAGTCTTACCTAATTCTTCAACAGTTACAATATCCCATGGATCCAGTCGAATATCTCCTAGCGTCTTTAAGCTTGCGCCTCTATACGCAAATCCTCTTACTTTCTTGTATACAGAGTTAAGCTTTTCTTCTGTTGTAAGTGGATTATCAAATGTTATTCCCAAAGTTCCACTTCCTACTGTAAAAGAAGTATTACTGTCAACATTACATGTAAGATAATCTAAATGGTAATCACTCTCATTCTTTTCAAATGTCATTATTCGTGATTCATTTATCGTATAGCCATTATCCTCATACCACTTAATAACAATTGTTCCAGTTCTGTCTACGCAAGCAAAACCTCCAGCTAAAGAAGCGATATATCCGATAACCTCACGATAGGTATATCCTACCGGTGCAGTATCAATAGTTATTCCATTCAAGCCAGATACATTACAGGGAACGCCACATCCAGTACTTATCTCTTTTAAAACAGATTCTGCACTTGCAGGATATGTCAATTCAGATACATATACACCTGTGGTCTTCATCATTCTGTCGTAAGCCGTAAATGTTGTGGTTGCCTGGTCAAGCGTTGGATGTTCTGCAGTAAAAAAGCCAAGTGGAATATACTCATACTTTCCGCTTGGCAGTTTCAATCCTATCTCTATAGGAATCTCTGTGTTTTCAAACAACTCATTTATTCTTTTTACTGTCAGTTCTATCTTAGCTGCAACAGCCGAACCTATCTGTATACCCTCATCAGATGTGGAAGCGGTCTCATAGCTCATCTTTTTAAAGCCAGCGTCAATCCACTTACCATTTATCTTTAATCGTAAGTTAAATGTTCGCGATGGTGATCTAATTGTTGTTGCAAATTGCTCTGATACATTATTATACATAAGCTTAATCCTCGATCATAAATTCAATGGCTGCAATATCCTCTAATGTAGTTCCATCGTATCTGCTGTCAGAATCACATACAGATATGTCTTCCATCTTAATCATATGTACATCAACATCCGTTTCCATGTTGTACATCTCATCAATCTCTTTTACAACTTCCTGCTCTTTACCTTCTGGGAACTGGTAAGAATCTCCATCCATGACAGCATTCCCATTTTCATCTTTAAGCACATTGTTCTGTATTACTTCAGTTCTCTGTGTAACAAAAATATCTACTTCTCCTAACAATGTCTTAAGGTTCTTTGCAATCGCATAGTTTACTTTTACAGGCCAATGCTTTCTTAAACCCTGTAAATTCTTAAGCATTGTTGCACTATTATCAATCTGTTTAATAGTCATTGTTTTTTTCATGTTCTGCTCCTTACTGCTGTATTATAGATACACTGGCACTTCTGTAGTAATAGTTACCGTCCCCTATATCACCCAGCACCTCTTTACTCAATGTACCTCTATAGCTTGTTATTGTTATATCCTGTCCATCGTCATGGAATGTTATTGGAAAGAATCCGGCGATGAGTTTGTTCTTAATAAGTGCCATCTCATCTTCCTTCAATATTCCCCAATTAATAGATAAGGTCTTCTTTTCAGCGACAACATCACCCAACATTGTTCCGTCAAGTGCTCGTCCTGTAGAAGAAGACCATATAATCTCATCATCCACCTTGATGGACACAGGAGCCGGAAGCTCCTGATTGTCACATCTTAGTATCAATTCATCACATCCTTGTTAAGTTATAATCTCACATTTTCCTGTCTGCTTTGTATGCTCGTTAATCTTATCAACTACATATTTTTTAAGGCTCTTTCCATCTAGTTGTATATCAAGGTCCAGTGTCTCCAGTATCTTAAGTATTTGTTTAAGAATACTTATGGCTTCTGCCAACAGTTCTGCACTGGATGCCATAGCAGCTGCCTTCTGTGCCATATCAAGAAGTTTATCCTCTGGTGCTACAACTTCACCCTGGTGTCTGTTATCACCAATCATTGCAAGCTGTGGGGTGTTTGGCTTAACATATCCGCCTTGTGCAAGGTATGGAATCTTAGAGAAGTCGGCTTCCGGTAAATGGAATCCAAAATCTTCGCCACCTATACCAGGTACCCAGTTTGGTACTTTAAAGCTAAGCTTATTTACAGACCTTACTATTGCATTTATGCCAGATTGAACACCTGTAATCAGTCCGTTAATAAATCCAATAACAAGATTGAGTGGTGCTTTCGCAACATCTGCCAGTAAAGAAAAAATCCCGCTAAATGTATCTATTATTCCATTCCACGCTTTTTCCCAATCTCCTGAAAAAATTCCTGTGATAAAATCAATCAAGCCGCCAAATATGTTCTTAATATCTCCGAATATATTTTTCACATTAGCAACATATGCATTCATAATGTCGCCCAATGAACCGAAGCTCTTTGAGAAATCCATATTAAAGATATTCTGCAGCCAGTCGTCAAATTTAGAAAAGGCTGATGTTATACTCTCCCAGATACCTGAAAACCATTCTCCGGCAGACTGCCACTTATCTACAATCCAGTCCCAACATATTCCTGCTGCCTCTTTTACTGTATCCCAGTGCTTTACCAGTTCATATATTCCAAGTCCTAACGCTGCCAAAGCTGCAATTACAAGTGTAATCGGGCTTGTTAATATAGACATTGCCACACCAAATGCTGTTGTGGCTGCCGTAGCAAGCCAAGTTGCTGCTGTGTGTGCCGCTGTTGCTGCCGTATCTGCTATTTTGGATGCAGTTGATATTCCCCATTGTACAGCCTGTGAAATAAGTGCCTTAGTAGCTAAAGCCATATTAACAACAAAATCTTTAATTCCTGTTGTCACATCTACAGCTTTATTTTTTACCTTTTCCGCTGTATTCTTCACCCATTCAACAGACTGAAGTGCAAGTTCTTTAGTAGCTTTAGCCATATCAATAGCCAAATTTTTTATACTCTGTCCTATGTCTACAGCTTTATTTTTTGCTTTTTCAGCCGTATTCTTCACCCATTGAACAATATCGTCTTTTAATGCTAATGTTGATTCCTTAATAGCAACTACTATGCCCTTTAAATTTTTTACAACATCAGATTGCAAAACATTTACTTTAAACCATGTAGAGTAATATATTCCTAGCTGTGTTATAGATGAAGCAATACTCTTTACAAAATCTTTTGCATACAGCGCACATATTTTAACCGTTTCTAATTTGTCGGCTATCTTTGCTACTGTGCAGGCCTCTATTGCAGTCTTCATCTTATTTATAATTCCAACCACACCGCCAGCATTCATTATGAATTCAGCAAGTTCTACAGCTTTCCAAGCCGCTGCAAACGCTAATATCGTTACAACTATTGCGTCAAATGGTCCTTGGTTATTGCTAATCCAGGTTGATATTCCTTCCAGAGCTGCTGCCAGATCTTTTAAGATATCAACTATCATTCCACCAGTCCATTCTGCTACCGGCTCAAGGAAATTATCCCACGCCCAGTCCCATAATGGCTTTAGTGCATCTAATGCACTGTTCAATACATCTAGCCCTGCTGATAAAACATCTAAAAAAGCTGGTAACGCATCTTCAATTGTCCATGTAGCTAATGGTACAAATATATTTGTCCAAGCCCATTCCAAACCTGAAAACAACTTTTCTGTCAGTGGTTTCGCTGATTCTTTTAAATTATCAAGTGATGTTATCAGATTATCAAATGATATTGACTTAAGCGGCTCTAATGCCTTTTTGACTTTAGATGCCATATCTGATATTGCACTTGATACATTTGTTGTTTCAGATGTTACTCCTGTGTCTATACCAAGACCACCTGAAGATGTGCCACCTCCACTAGAACTACTGCTGTCCGTCGGCTCTGAAAGTTTTTCTATCTGGTCAAATCCGGCCAGCGATTTCTCTATCTGCTTTGCTGTAGAAGATGCTGCATCTCCTATTCCACTTACATTGTCTGCTGTGTCTGACGCTATATCTCCAAGGCCTGTTATTGAAGAAGCTGAAGAAGATATATCCGCACCAGTAAGCATCTGTGTAAATGTTGCAAATCCATCTGCAACCTTCTGCAAGCCTGCAAGCACAGTATTTAAGCCTCGTAATATAGGTGTAAATAATGCTATAAAGCCTTTACCAAGAGAAGCCTTTAACTGTTCAAATCTGAGTGATAATATTCTTGTCTGATTTGCCCAGAAATCCTGTGTCTTAACAAAGTCTCCTGTGGCATTGGACAAAGCACTTGTAACGTACTGATAACGCAGCATTACTTTTTCCTGCTCTGTCATCTTAGCCGTAGTCTTGCCGAAGCCATTATTAAGTGCATACTGGTCCAAGTTTGTCTGAGTCATGACAACACCCAGGTCCTTAAGCGTCTCTGTTTCACCTGTCCAGATGGATTTCAGCTTTGTATATGCTTCATCTGTACTCAAATTGTAAAATGATGCAACATCACCTGTTAATCCGGTAACATCTTCTGCCATATCAAGTGCAGCCTGTCCTGTAATACCCATTGCATTACTCATCTGGCCAAATACACCCATGTACTTCTTAGCAGATAATTCAGATAATCCGAAATTAGTCATGGCGTTAGAAGCCCATAAATCAGCCTGATGGCTTAAATCTCCAAATGCTGTATCTACAACGTTCTGTACTTCTGTTACATTTGAACCAACTTCTATACAGTCCTTTGTGAATTTAGCGAATGCCGCTATGCTTAAAGCTCCAGCTATCTTCTTTCCCATGCCAGAAAAGATGGATGTTGCCTGCTTAGCCGCCTTATTAGAAGCGCCAGTAAGCTGATTAACTATCTGTGAACTGTCTATGCCAAGTTCAAGAGCTATCTGTCCTACTACATCCGACATACTCCCTCCTTTCCGGCATTTAAAAAGACCACTTTCTACTTAGAGAAAGCGGTCTTAGCCCAATTTTGGAAGTCACTCCAATACTTATTGTAATTTGCAGAATCTTCCATTAATTTTCTATTTCTTCTTAATATCCAATCATTGCGGATTTTCTTCTGTTCTTTAGTGAATTCCTTTATAACCTTAGGATCTTTTTCTGCTCTGATTCCTACAATTCTCCCAAGTGGTGTTTCAGGCATTATTCCTGACAATAAAGAACAGAATTCAGCCCATGACATATCATCTTCTGTTCGCAATCGTATGCCATACTGGGACAGGAAGCTGGCTTCTATCAGCTCCCAATCATCCCATATATCATAATATACCTCATTATGCTGAGGGTGTCTGCTCCTCGCCGTACGTTCCCATAGCAACCTGCATGATTGTATTATACATTTCCTTATATTCAGGAATAGGAAGATCTAATGCCTCAATCTTATCTGAAGCATCTTTTCCTACAAGCATTTCAAGGCCTTTAATCATAAATGCCATATCATCCTTGTTTTCCTTGTTTTCTGCTTCCTGTGCCATAGCCTGTATATTAAGAATTGTGCTCTTCCTGTTATTAACAGTAACAACCAAATCTTCTGTAATACGAATCATAGGTAACTGATTCGTAATCTTCATAGATATATCTATTACTTTAAAATCTGTCTTTGCCATTTTTCATATCCTCTCTTTCTTTAAGCTGCTACATATGCTATATATGTTGGCTTTCCATCCGAATTTGCATCCCATTCAAGCGCATCAATACTTGTAGCATCTCCACCAAGAGATTTTACATCGATTACTGAAGGTACAAGAAGCTGATCAAGATTAGGGAATATAATAGACACCCATGTATTGCAATCCTGACCTGTCTTCATAAATCGACTTGCTACATAATCATTTCCTTCATCTCCATAGTTACGCTTACCGCCGAAAGATATACCAAGTGACTTAGCTGTCATGAGCCTTCTTACCCAGCCAGCCTGATCCATTGGATTCCATTCCTCAATGGTTCCATCTACAGATATACTTAAGCTCTCTGCATCTTTTACGATCTTAGTTTCTACTGTTTCTGGCGTGTCCGAATCCTTTCTTCCAGTTATACATACTCCAAACTGAATTTTATGTACCGGATTAACCCCTGTTAATGGTGTAGCTTCCGCGTTATACCCAGCTATCTTTGTATTCTGTGACATACTTCTACCTACCTTTCATAACAAAATTTAAGTTCTATGACCATTTCAAATATTCCTTTATCGTCTGTATCAGCTTCAATCGGTGCTGATACTAACATTTCTGTAAACAGAATATTTGTGTCATTAATGTTTACATGTTTCATATCTCTGAGCTTGTCGTAAAGCTCCTGTGAGACTTTTTCAGTCTCCCTGACACTTTTATTCCAATGAATCAGTATACTTATGGATTTGACAGCGTAAGAGCTGTTCTGTATACCCCCAACAGCCATCTGAACATTATCTCCCCTGTTAAGATGGTATACACCTATGCTCTTATCTTTCTTATCATCAAGCTTTCCACAATATACATGGTCATCAGCCGCTATTCCAAGACCTGCTATAAGGTCTCTCACATCACCTATTCCTAACATCCTAACATCACAACCCCGCATTCTTTTTATAAAACTTTCCAAATGCTTTAGGTGCAAGATTCTGCTTCTTACCACCTTTCATGTAGTCATCAAGCCATCTGCCTTTAGCATTCGCATTTCCTTCATGTTTCTTGCCTTTATCATCAGTCCACGGTGTCTGATGGAAATTGTATTCTGGATGATAATACAGCCTTCTGGCGTATGGTGTACTAGACACAAGATATGCTTTTCCCTGACCTATATCAGATAAATCAACAAATGTGCTTTCATTCTGTAATGCACCTGTATCCCTCGGTATAACCTGGCTCTGAACGACATCTGTATGTATTGCTTCTGCTGTCTGTACTAATGACACCTGTGCTGCTGCCGTAAGCTTCCTTACCATAGGCATATTAAGCTTAACTGTAGACTTAACATTCTTCGCCATTACATCACATCCAATCTTACATAATTAACCGTACCATCCGGATTACGGCACTTCGTACCCTTGTATATATGCCTTGTTACACCGAACACCGTTATATCACCTTTAGTAATAACAGGAAGATCCGGTGCAATATCTCCTGGTATCAAAGCACATCCTTCAAGCTTTATAAGCACCTTTTCTACTGTTAATTCTGTCTTACCGCTGTCCTGATAGTTACATAAGCCATCCCATATAACAGGCTCAAGAGGCTCTCCATAGACATTCCTGCCTTCTTGCGTTATCTCAAGGTGTATCTCTGTCTTACACATGCTCTTTAATATTAAACATGGGTACTTCATACTCACACCCCCAGACTTAAACAACACAAACCTGTCTGACAAAGTATCTGGTATGTATCGCGTTTTACAGCAATTCCATTCTGTACAAGAACATTCCAACTGCTGCCAAACTGCATAGATACTCCATTTAGAGAATAATTCTGTAAGACACAATTAATCATGTCCTCATTCTCATATTCAAAATCAGCCATCTCACAACACACATCTATCAGTATGCCCTGCTGGAACTCTGTCAGATTATTAAATCCTCTTGATGTTATACGATTAAAAGTAAGCGAGTCGATATGCCGACTCGCCTGTTTTAATCTTCGTTCTATCTGCTCATCCGGGATAAGTCTATGTTCACTAAGGTACTGCTCTTTACTTGCATATACCATAAGACCACCGCCTATTCTGTCTTATCTTCCTTTGGTTCATCTGCTGTTACTTTCTCTTCCTTTGGCTTATCTTCCTTTGCCTTACCTGTTTTCTTTGACCTAATAACCTTTGGTTCAAAGGTCAATCCAATTACTGTATCTGCCATAATGATTCCTCCTTAATTATCCTTATGTGATACATATACCCCAGCGGTCTTATTCTCATATACATGGCCATAAAGGTTATTATTACGATACTTGAATACATGACTATCGCCATCCTGGTCCTGATCTGGACTAAAGTACTTAATATACTGATCCATAGCTGTTACAGCTGCAGACTTCTCTACACATAAGAAATTAACATTCTTAGCCGGCTTAGTTGTCATCTCGTAATTTTCAACCTGTGTTCCACTTGGACTACTAACAGCCTTGTAATTGCCCTCACTTTCTTTTGTGTAATAAGTCTTACCCGGCTGTGGTGATGTATCCTTTGATAATGTATAAGCTGCCTTAGTCTTTTCATATCCATATGAATTCTTACCATCATGAAGGGTTATTGATGTGTACATACGTGACTGTGGAACTGGTATGATCTGAGAAAATCTCTTAAGTACTTCTCTTGATTTAGTTGTATCCATATCGTCCGCAAGAGAAGCTAATGTAGGTGTGATGAATAAAATACGTGATTCCATAGGAACTTCATCCTCATCCATCTTATTAGCACAAGCTCTTAACGCTGTTATTAATTCAGCTCCTGTTTCAATATTCTCTTCCTTTACTGTTATATCCTTAGTTCCACAGATTTTAGCAATACGTGCGGCATCTGTTTCCGGAATAACCTTTGTTCTTAAGAATTCACTTGATAACTTGGCAAATGGCTGTGCAAGTGTTTCATCATTATCAAGACGGTCGATTCTTAAATCCTGTGAACGTTCCTTATCGTACTTAACTGTTTCCCATGTAAGTGAAGTTGAACCCTTTGTGTAACCTGACTTTCTATCAAAATCACCAAGTGCATCCATATCAAGCTTCGCAATCTTGATTTCACCGTTATTGCCTTTTCTTACTGTTGTTTCATCACCATCTAATACTGAGGTCTTTGAACCTTCCTTATACACCTCATCAAGTATTGGAAGGTATATTGTAGATAATTCGATATTATTCATATAATCCTATTCCTTTCTTTACTGCTTTGGCTTTAATCCGAATAACTTTCTTATTGCATCATCATTACCCGGATTGCCATTTCCATTGTTACCAGGAGCACCAATCTGGAAGCCAGCATTGTTCTCCATACTTGGCTTAAGTGCTGGTACATCTTTAAGTACCTGCTCAAGTGAAGCTTTGATATTATCTTCAGACACCTTTCCATCAACACCCTTTACCTTGCTGAAATCAGCCATCTTAAGCACATAGGGAAGTGTCTTAGCTTCTATACCAAGTGTCATTGCTACCTTTGTAGCTGCAAGCTCAATCTGAGCCTGTTCAGCAACCTTCTGTGCAGCTGCCACTTCATTCTGAAGATTAGCATTAGCGTTCTGCTGCTGTTCTGTCTGCTGCTGCTTATTCTGCTTAAATGTTGCAATAGCCTGACTTATCTCATCTTCTGATAATCCCTGCTGCTGAAAATAGCTTTTAAGCACAGCATTCTCTTTCTTGGCCGTTGCATTATCCAGCATTGCCTGTATCTTGTCATAATCAACACCAGCTGTCTGCTGATTATTCTGACCACTCTGCTGTCCTGCCTGTCCATTATTGTTACTTCCAGCGTTCTGGTCGCCGTTACCATCTCCGCCCTCTGCGAAGAACTGTAAATTCATAGGTAATGTCTTTCTCATCACTCTATCTCCTTTCTTCCGTTTACCGCCCGTCGGCATTTCCCATTTCCCTAAAGTTTAGTGCCATTAAGTTTTGGGCATAAAAAAAATAGGCACACACAGCTTATTTGCCATGTGTGCTTAATAACTAATATTAAATTGTGTTGCACTGGTGCAACTTTGGACTATTCTACTATAATCCAATCTTCAGCGAGACAATCGTTAATACTTGGAACCCACATTGAATGTGAACCATCCACATTTTTTATCTGAAAATATGGGTTACATATAAACAAATCGCCTTCGTTTAACCCCCATGCTTCCGCTGTTTGCTTATTGCAGGGGATTCCATTCGGATATGCTTTCTGATATACAACAAACATTCCTTTTCCGTTCCAACCTCTTCTTGCTACCTTATTACCTTTTTTCATGGCCTCAATAGCAATTCCAAATGTCATATTGTCACATTTTCTATACGCTTCATTAAATTGTTTTTTAGGGCACCAGCTTTCATATCCATCAGGATATCTTATATGATAGCCTTCATCTTCTGGATTCTCGTCACTTGGTATCTTCCATCCTCTGTATGCATTGTATTCTCCTCTGCTCATTGGCTCTGCTGCCACCACTTTTACTCCAATATAATCCTTCATTTCTAAATCCTCACTTTCTTAAAATTGGGTATAAAAATACCACCAATCTTGCGACTGGTGGCTACAAAACTGATTATTTTATTTCTGGCCAATCCGTAAGTTTATCACTTTCTTCTTTAAGCCTTTCTTCTTCTTTTTCAAAATCTTCTATTGTCCAATCCGGATGATGTATCACAACATCCAAATAACATCTTATTCTATTTCCTGCCATGATATACCATACTCCTTTCTAAACTCATTAAGTGCTTTTTCGTAAGCTTCTTTAATATTTAAATTGTATTCTTTTGAACAATACTTGTCAATCCTGTTATCTAACAAATAAGGTAAAAATGGTTTATCTCCTACGGAATATTTATATATTCTTCCATCATGTGTTACTACTATTCCATATTGATATCCTCTTGCCCCAGCAGCAACAAAATCACTTCCATTAGGTAATAAATTTGTTGGATGATTATGTATTCCTATTATATCATTTTTGTGCTTATTTATTATAGACATTTGCTTCTTATTTAGTTCAACACCTATTGCATCAGGCTTTCCCCTTACATTAAGCAACACCTGTCTATTAGAAACGCTTATCACACATAATCCCTCAGTATCACTACTGTTATTACTTCTCAATATATCCATTGATTTACTATATATTACATTATTTAATTCCATATCTTTGCTAATCTTCATATATTTATCCGCATAATCTTTGGAATTAATATAGTCTAGGTCTATTTTATTCGTTCCTATTCTCTGAGAATTATTATCTATATATCCCCTCTCATATTCTTTTGAAACATTCTCCCACTGTTCCTTCCTTACCTCATACATTTTCTTATTATCCGAATCTAACGAATATTTTGACAGCCTGTCAAACTGTTCAACCATTCTGCCTGCATATTGCTGTTTCTGGTCCTGCTTGTAATCTTCCTTGACCTGCTCAAGCTCTTTCTTGGAAAACTTGCTATCAGGCTCATCATCCAACTCTGGGAAGTATGTTGTATGTACATCTTTACAATTTGGGTGGTAAAGCCCTGCTGCCATAGCAGAAGACATAAGTGGATAAGGACCATCAGATGCCTTACCTCCGCTCCACACATCATCTATAAGCACTTTACCAACAAACGGAAGGCATTTAGGACAGGCATTAGCACGCTTATTCATAATAACTGTACTAATTCCCCATGATTGTCTCATTTCGCCTTCTCCGGTCAGATAGGCACGCTTGCTGGCTGTCTGAATTGCCATCTTAGCATAATCCTTCGCTGTATGCCTTGCACCATTCGCATATTCTATGCAGTTAATGCCTGCCTTAAGAAAATCCTTTGTAGCCATATCTACAGCCTTCTCATATGTTCCTGCGCCTGTATTTGCATATACCTGTGCATTAAATATTATCTGTCTGTATTTGTCTTCGGACATCCTGAGCATTGCCTTCTCTGCTGTACCAAAATCATTCTTTGTGGCTTTTATCAGAGCTTCCAGTTTTCTTGTATTAAGCTTAAAAAAAGCACCTTCAGCGCCCTGTGACACCTTAGATGCTTTCAAGCCCTTCTTTAAGGCCCTTAATATCTTCTGTTCCTGTTCTGTACCGCCTTCCTGTCTGGCTGCAAATATCATTGCGTCAATAGAATCATTTATGTTACTGAACGACTTCGTGAACTTCTTTTTATTCTGTGCCTTATACTTTTCCAGAGCCTTAAGCTGTTCTACCTGCCACTGTGACCAGTTAAACCCCATATCTGTCTCTTCTGCTCTGTGGCTCGCAAGATTGCGCATCATAGAAGCAATCAGCTCATCTTCTATGGCTTTAAAGGCTTTCTCTATATCATAGTCTGTATTTAACATAGGCTACCTCTAAAAGCTTTCCACTTCAAATCCATCTAATTCCGTATTAAGTGCCGGCTCTTCCATATCTGATATTCCCTGTTCAGCCTTAAGCCTTGCAACCTCTTCCTGTTTCCAGTCATCATCCTTAGTGTCTCCATACAGCTCATCAACGGACGCTTCCACACTCATGATGCCACCCTGCTTAGCTTTGCTTACTGTCTCAACTTGGCTCTCAAAGCTAGGGTTCGCGTATTCACCGAATGTTACATCAACATCAATTTCCTGTGTTGTTGCATTATTAAGTGTATCTATCGCCTGCAATGTCATTTTTACAAGCTTTGGAAGAACCTTCTGGAGCTGATTTACAATATTGTTTCTTGTGTACAATGTAGCCTTTTCTTTTTCTCTTGTAGCCTCTGCATTATCAAGTTTCTTTACATCTATACCTAATGTAGATGGGCTCATGATTCCCTGCAAACAAAGGTCCAAAGCCGTAATATATGTAGCAAGGTATCCTTCATGTGGTATTTCACTTTGTTCCCTCTCTATCTTATAACTTGCACCTTCTGCCATAGGAGACGAATACTGTATATAAGCGTTGTCAAATGAATTTGGCAGCATAACCTCTCCATTACTAGGATTTCTAGGAAGTAAATTCTCTGGTATATATTCCTTTGTACGGTTATGTCTTAAAGCGTCCATCCACTGGCTCCATGCTTCATCCAGCGCGTCAAATTCATCTATCTTGCTGTCATATATGCTCTTGCCTCTGCCTTTAAATTTCGCTGATTTATAGAACATGAGCGGTATGGCCATCATAAAACTTTTATCTTCCCATGTTACAGGTCTTAAACCTGCAAGCTCCGGCACAGTGCTGATATCACATTCTTTATTATCTCTTGTGAGCATATATGTTATATAGCCTTTGCCATATGTTTCAAGCAGAATGTACTCTTGATTCTTAACTGTATATACTGTCTTAAACACAACCTCTTTCACTCTGCCGCGTTCTCTTATTATCTCTACCCTGTCGCCAGGATAAAACTCTATGATTGGATACTGACTGAGATTCGTGTCTATGGATAGCTTAAATGCTCCATCTCCAACAATAAGTGTATCTGATATTGCTTGCTTTATAAGCTCTGTAAAGTCATTTTCTTCCGCTATCTTATCCCAGTCTGACTGCCTACTGCCAACATCTACCTCGTTCATATCTGCAACAACAATACTTGCAAGCATATCAACCATCATTGCAGGTAATCCTACATGTATCTTTCTTATCGCTAATCCAGGAGAGCATTTTGCAGCCCAGAATCTTGTCTTGTCCCCATCAACCTGATCATACAGCTGTGACAGCTCTTCACTTACACCTCTGTACCATATCTGATTCTTAATGGCGTTACCTTCAAAGTCGAAGATTTCCTGTATATTAATTATTCCTCTCTGTGCCGGCTGCACACGCAACCATGTCCTTATTCCATCTCTTATCTTATCAGCCATAGTATTAAATATGCTCACCTCTCTCACTCTCCTATCCGTTCTCTACTCCAACTTTGTCCCTGTATGGTATCCAGCCATATTGTGTACTGTTTACCATATGATCGTTTCCATCTTCCGGCTCACAGTCTTTATCTTCCAGCCAACTGTATACCTGCAGTTCCCCGGTGTAGTTCGTGCATGTATCTACAACATAATAGCTTGGCTCTTTGCCCTTTTCGTCGTTAAAGGACATCCAGCCAAGCTGCAGGTTTATTCTGTCTATTATTGTTACTTTCTTATACGCATTATTGAATATATACAGGCATTCATGATGTTCTCTCTTATACTTGGCAAATTCTGTTATTGTCGCCTGATCAGCGTTATCAATAAAGGTGTTCTTTGCCATGCCGCCCCATTCCTTACGATTTCTTTCAAGGAAATCTATATAATTCTTAACTGTATCGCTTGGAGCTATTGGTATATCAAGAGCCGCATTGTTATATACCTTTTCATCCAGTACTATCAGCTTGCCTTTGTTGGTTATTCCCATAAAGGACATAGCAATAGTATCAGGACTCTTCGTTGAATATGCCGTATCAAGACCGCTTGTATATATTACAAACCATTCTGTCTGCTTATCGTCATATTCTTGCTTAATAAATACCTTTGCCTGTTCTTTAGTAATAACATGTCTTTTGCAGAAATTAGAAAAGACAAGACCTGTAGCCTTGCCTCTCAACCCTAATATCTTGTTTTTATATATCTTAGTACCAGGAGGATAGCTCATTTTCTTCTGTTCTATCTTCTCTGGTGTCATGGATATGTTGTCTTCAAATGTGAAGAACCAATACACCCAGTCTTTAATAGGCTCACAACCGTTAAGGTCCTTCCATATCTCTTCTGGCACATCCGCCTTGTACTTATCAATCGGTCTTGCGTGATTGATGTACTCTGAATATATTGGCAGCGTAGGCGCATCCGGATTAAGTGTACCTACAAAGTATTCAGAACGTCCGAATATCTCTCGTATGAAGTCTATGTTAGCTGTATTGCACTCATCTACCCACACACATCCAAACTGTGAACCCAAGGCATTCTTCCACTTGCTGGCATTATCGTAACCAAGAATATATATTATCTTTGTACTGCTGCCAGTTTTGAATTTAATATGTGGAAGTTTATTCTCTTTATCACCGTTTCCACAGTATTCCAAATTAGGGAATATCTGAAGTAATCCCATATCTGCATTGATTATATTCTTTTCAATAACACCTGTTGTATTACCGGCTATAACATGCAGCTTCATATCTGATTCTGCTACATTCATGATAAACTTCACAGCAACCGTTGTTGTCTTACCTGATGCAGTAGAACCTTCAAGGAATTCTGCTCTTGCCGGTGTATCTATGTAATCCCAATACTTATCACTTAGAAGCATCAGGCTCACCCCTTGCTTGCCTTACGCTGAGCAAGAAGCTCTGCAAGCTCATCCTTTACAGAATCGTTTATATTTGCTTCTATCTTATCCGTGAACATTCCAAGATGTTTGCCAAGAAGCTCCAATGCCCTCACCTTATCACACGGCTTGACCTCTAATCCATCTCGCCCTTTCTTAATAACAGCTAATGCACGCTTTTGTTCTTCTGTAAGTTCTTCTGTCAATACTGGCTCTACAGTCCTGTATGTAGCAGGTTTGCCATCTTCATCCAGTATATCCACAAGCATTCCGCCTACTTCTGCTTTCATCTTCTTCTCGACTACATGTGCATAATCTGCTGTATTAGAAAAAGCTATCAAGGCAAGTTCCCTGATCACTCGCTCCTGAGTAATTTCCGTCTTGCGCGATAGTTCTTTTTGTCTTTCTCCTATGTACTGTGAAATTGTAGTATTTTGTAGTAATTTTGATGCGTTTGTATTTGCATACTTTTCTGTGTACCCCGCCCTAATAGCCGCTTGTGTGGCATTAAGGTCTATAAGGTATTCATCACAGAATTTCCGTTGTTTATCTGTTAATCTCACACAATCAGCTCCTTTCTTGGCATACAAAAAAGACACCAGCCTTAAGCCAGTGTCTTACCGGGGGTATTAATATTTAATAATGGAGAAATCATGCTGTCCATCATGTCCAGTTTAGATATTAACACAGACAAAACGAACAGAGCGAACAAACTTTAAATTTTTGCTAAAAATCTTTCTACTGCCATTCTGCAGCCATCTGCTGTGTGATGTTTTCCCATCTTTCTTGCTACCTGCACCCAAGATAAACCTTCTATGTATCTTAATGTTATAAGCCGTCGCATTCTGCTATTGTCAATTTCATTTACACACTTTTCTATGAGGTTAATTTGAGTGTCTATTTTCTCTTTAACATCTATCTGCTGCCGCTGTCGCACTAAAAGAAGTGTTCTCTTCCGTGAATATGCCGGATAAGGGAAGCCTTCTACAACAAAATGCTGCTTACCTCCATCTCCGCCTGTAACACTATCCTTTTCCGTATATCCTTCTGCTTCCATTTTATCCAGTTCTCTTTGTATCTTATCAATCGCGGCCTGTATTTCCTGTTTCTCCTTAACCAGATCATTGTACTGCTTAAGAAGGTCTTTTATATTGTTATTTTTCAAGTTGTTCATCACCTACCTTCTTCTCATCTGCTACCAGTTTTTCCTCATCCAAGATTTCCAAAATATAATATTGCTTATCTGGTTCAGCTCCCCACTCTGATTTCCCTTCCCCAATCCTTAATCTACATCTTGCTTTTATTGCTTTAGAATCCTTGCTATATCCATTACGGAAAATAATCTCCTGAACACTGTCTTTCCTTATCTCCTCTGGTACTGCCTCGCCCTGCAACAGTTCATATTTGCTTCTATGTGAGAAAATACTTGATGGATATATAGTTATTGCTCCGAACAGATTCTGGAATCTTGTTTCGTAATATTCTTTTATTTCTCGATACTCTTCTTTCTTCTCTCCAGAAAGAATCATGTCGAACCACTTTTTCTTGATTGTCAATATTAGCATTATGAATCACCTGCCTTTAATTTATCTAATGCTTTCATGGCTACTTCTAACATTGGTTTACTAGTTCTACAATTCTGGCCAATATATGTACATTCTGTCTCTTTGAGATATCCGCACCCTATACATATCGCCTTTGCTACAGCCCTTTTCGAATCCTCTATAGCCTTATTTCTTTCCTTTCCTTTTTCAAGATAATCTGCAGCTTCATTGACATCATTATTGACTACTTTACTATTTAAAAATGCTGTTTTAAACATTTCAGCAATCTCCTTCTCGTCAACTCCACATAAACTAGGAACATTTCTACTCATATCCCCAATGATTCTTATAAAGAAATCTTCAAATTTATCCTGCATAAAATGTATTTCAAATTCCTCTGGCATTTCTATTATTAATTTCATTTTTCATACTCCCTCCTAATAAACATCTCTCCATCGCACCAGAAGTATTCTTCTGTTGGCATATAATTCTCTATTATCGTCTTTCTATTGCATGTATATGTTCCGTCTGCTGCCACGCTGTTAGAACACTGCTCACAACAGATATATTCACATAAGTGTTTATGTCGTCTTCTGCTCACCCTTTCACCTCTCATTTTCCTTTTTGAATAAAAAATACCAACCATCAAATAATGACGGCTGGCATCTTTCAACTGCTTAATATTCTTTTTCAATATCCTGTAGTGCATATTCTATATATCGCATCCATTTCTCTCTTGTATAATTCAAACTATAATATTTAAATGCAATCTCAATCATAACTATTATAATTAAAAACAACAAAACAATCGTTATAATAGTTAATCCACCTTGTTCATTTAAATTTTCAGCTTTCATTGAAACACTTATATTATATGCACTTACCATAGTTGAAATCATTAATGAAAAAACAGAAACACAAAAAGCTAATAACGATAATGTATTTTGATTAAAATTTTTATGTAAATCTAGCTGTACTTTAAGTTTTAAGATTTTATCTTTATCTTCATTTATATATTTTCTTAATGCTCCTTTAGCACATACTATTTCGTTAAAATGGCATATTGATTTCTTTTTACAATTTTCAAGTTCATCACATAATATGATAATGTCATCCTTATTTTTCATATGATATCCTCCTTCATGCTATAATAATAGCACAATGCCGTCATTATTCAATTGTCAAAGAACAATACCTTAGGCAAATCTTAATTGCCCTGTCTTTTCCTCGTTTATACTGCAGTTAGGCATTCTCTGCGCTATGCATAATTCTTTAAGATTAGCCCTTACCAGTGCATTAGGTACCATTGGACTAACAGAATTGCCACATCTCTTAACCTGCTCCGCTCTTGGATATGTCTTACCTGTGTAATCATGGTCAATTATGTAGTCGCTTGGGAATCCCTGACACCCATACAATTCCCTAGGCTCTAACATTCTTAATCCTATATCAACAATCTGGTAGTCTGTACCTTCTATGGTTACAAGACCAAACCGGTCTTTTGTGGTAATTGTATCGAGAGGTTGTTTAATATCCTGTCCTGTAGCATCACCATAATACTTAACAAGAAATGCCCTTACTTCTCCGAAATGTCCATCACCTGCTGTTATAGTTGGAAGAGGCTTCTTTATATCTCTTCCGTCACAATGGTTATTCATCTGAATAAGGTTCGATAAAACCAGTCCATATCTGTTAGAACCATCTATGGTCATAACTGGATTATCTATTGTCTGACCTCTTACCTCTCCATGAACAGTCTCCGAGTGATACTGGATAAGTGTAGGACATATTAAACAATGCTCGTTTTTACTTACTATCGTAGATAGCGGCTCCTGAATATTCTTGCTCCGGTCTTTTGTAAAACCAGTCTGTCCAATCTGAACCATGTATGGTTCTACAATCCCATATCCATGTTTACTTGTAATTGTTGGCAATGGTTTTTTAGTATCCAGCGGTCTTCTGTCTCCACCATGATTACACTGAACAATAAAAGGTTCTGGATTATCCAAAACAAATTTCTTTAAGCCTCTTGCGATTCTTTCCATTGTCTTGGGTGCTAATGGTCTTACCGCTTTTATTCCATATTTCTCCTTTATCTGTTCAGATGTATCAAATATGCTGGGGCATGGTCTGCTAAAATCTATCTGTGTATATGCTCCAACATAAGGTTTTAGCATTCCCTTTTTCACAGCTTCGTTGTCTGCTGGTGCATGTGTAGGCTCTGGCCATATAATAGGTCTCTTGTCACATCTTGCAACCATAAAGAATCTCTTTCTCATGGTTGGTGCTCCGTAATCTGCTGCCACAAGCTCCCTGAACTGTACTTCATATCCTAAATCCTGCAGCTGGTTTACAAATTTATTAAATGTCTTGCCCTGCTTTGTTTTGATTGGATGATGCCCCCTGTTCAATGGTCCCCATGTTTTGAATTCTTCCACATTCTCCAACATGATTACTCTAGGTCTTACCAGTCCAGCCCACCTGCATGCTACCCATGCAAGACCTCTTATATTCTTATCCTTTGGCTTGCCGCCTTTTGCCTTGCTGAAATGTTTACAGTCCGGAGAAAACCAGGCAAGCCCCACAGGATGCCCATTACATGCCTGCACTGGGTCTACCTGCCATACATCTTCGCAATAATGCTTTGTATTCGGATGGTTTGCTTTATGCATTGCAATAGCCTTAGGATCATGGTTAATTGCTATATCCACACTAAAGCCGGTAGCTTCTTCTATTCCGGTGGAGGCACCGCCCCCACCAGCGAAATTATCAACTATTAATTCCCCGTTTATCATATTAAGCCTCCATAAAGTCAAACAGCGTAGGTGTTTCTATCTCATTCTCTGCTTCCTGAAGATATCCAACACCATCTCTGAAATAGTCACAGCTCAGTTCTATTCCATAGCCATATCTTTTCATCTTTACTGCCGTCATTGGAACTGTCATTAAGCCTCCAAACGGGTCAAGAACCATATCACCTTCATTACTGTATCTGTTAATGATTCTTTCAACAATATCAAGCTGTAGTGGGCATACATGCATCTGCTGCCTGCGTCTGCTCTGTGTTGTATTAAGTGTTCTCATTCTGTTTATATCATCCCATACGTCAAGGTTATTCCATGAACCGGGAGCGACAACCATAAATGTGGCTGGGAGCTTATCATTTTTATCTAACTCTTCCGCAAGCTTCACATGTTCTTCATAGCTGTATACATTGGAACGGCTGTATTCCCTATAAACTCTCTGTAAATCATCAACACTAAATTCCTTAAGCTCATCTTTGCTTATAAGCCTGTCGCCTGAACTTCTCCAGTATCCGTGAGCGTCTATCTGCCATTGTGCCCTTGTATAATCTTCCTTGGTTTTCTTTACAGGATCATCCGCATATGCATTAGACTTATCCGTTGGAAGCTTTCTAAACAGAAGTATGTATTCAGGACAGCCTACGCCCATCTTTGAACCGTCTTTACACTGTTCAGACCATCCCAGGCGGTATGTCTGGTTATTCTCCCTGACCACATCTGTAACAACTGTTATCATTCCAAAATACTGAAATCCGTGTTTCATGTAGTGTTCTATACACTGTGCATGAAACGGCTCTATTGTAGGCATTCCAGTTCCTGTAGCATTTCCAAATAATACCCTGTCTTTTACATGGATGGCTGCTACCCTGCCAGGTTCAAGAATCCTTAAAAGCTCCGGTGTAAGGAAGTCCATCTGCTCAAAGAACTTTTCTGTATTCTCATTGTGTCCGAAGTCGTTGTAATTGGCGCTATACTCATAATGATTTCCGAATGGAATGGATGTGTGTATAAGTCCTACAGAATTACTCTCAATTCTTCTGCACTCTTCAACACAATCATCATTTACCGCTGTATAATGCTTTCCCTGTACTTTCACTGTCTCAACTCCCATCTTTCTCTCTAACCGCTTTATTTTAGATGCCGGACTTAAACCATATTTCTTTACAATATCCGTCATTTTTTTAACCATGTGATTATGATTCTTCCATTTCTCAAGCAATGCTTCTTTTATCTGTCTTTCGTTCTCCATGTATATAATGTCTATAACAACTGTATCTGTCTGTAAGAACCTGTAACATCTATGTACTGCCTGAATAAAATCGTTAAACTCATAATCAATCCCCAAGAATATCTCCCTGTGGCAGTAACGCTGAAAGTTACAGCCTGAGCCCGATATTGATTTCTTTGTTGCAAACAGCTTGATTCTTCCCTGCGCAAAATCAATAACCCGCTTTTCCCTTATGTCATAATCCTGTGAGCCATATATATCTACAACTTCGGGTATTGCCTTAAGAATTGCCTTTCTTTCAGACTCTAAGTCATGCCACAAAAGGAAATGCTCCTCAGGCGAACTCTCTACAATCTCTTTCATTTTTTCAACACGCTGGTCAATACTGTTTCTTTTTACTTCTGCAGCTTCCTTCAAGCCTGCTGCCGCTTCCGTAAATAACTGCATTTGTCCTGTTTTATCAGATGTATCCCCGTAATGTATTGGTATCTCATGCCACCTTACATCAAGCGGAGGTAATACATATCCCTCATCGGAATATTCCGGATTTACATCTGAAGGTTTCGTTATGAACAACGCCCATGATGAAACCCACAGCCAGAATTCATCTTCCATATTCGGGTACAATGTAAGATTGTTTGCCTTAGTGCTGTCTCTCTGAAAGAATCTTGTAAGTGCCTGCCCTGTATCCATTACCTCAAGATAGCCGGCATAATGTATGAGCTCCTTATATTTGTTTGGACTCGGCGTTGCTGTGGCTACAAGCTTGTAAGGAACATTCTTGAACTTATCAAGAAATGTCTGGTATGTCTTACTTCCAAAAGACCTTAAAACACTTGCTTCATCTAACGATGTCGCAACAAAATAATCTGGTCTTATATCACCGTCTCTTACTCTTTCATAGTTGGTAAGAACAATACTGCTGTCACAGGATTCTACTTCTTCCATACTTCTGCAATAAACAGGTGCATCATATCCAAGAACATTCACAGCGTCCTGTGTAAATTCCTGTTTTACTCCAAGTGGAAGCACAATCAAAGCCCTTCCGCCCTCGTGATCTATTACCTGTTTACAGAATTCTATCTCCTGTATGGTTTTACCTAAACCAAAACTTTCAAACAAAGCTCTTCTTCCACCTTTAAGTGCCCATATTACGGCATCCCTTTGATGTGGCTTTAATGCTTTGTTAATATCTGCCGGATTTACTTCAAATCCGCTATCCTGTGCAAGTTCTATCTTGCTTTCTAAAAACTCTTTGTATGTCATTTCTGAAAGGAACATCGTACGAATCACTCTGGCCAGAGTTCTAGGCTCCTTTCTGATACTCTTATTTCTCTGCTGCCCTCATGCATTTATATGAGCAGTAATATTTACAATTTCTTTTGTAGCCCCATGTCTCTCTGCTTACCGTTATTGTGGATACATATTTACCACATTGTGCACAATAAAACCCAAAAGCATCATTGCGCTTCTTTACTTGGAGACTTCGCCTTTCTATCCGGCTTGTCCTCTTTTACTGTTACTGCATCGCTTAATGCAGAAATACAGACTTCTAAAGACTTACAATGTTCTTCAATTACCTCACTTAAGCGGTTCTTGATATATTCAGCCGCATCATCTGCTATATCTTTCATGCCAGGGAGCTTGTACAGCTTTGTATACCCTGCGTAATGGCTTCTGTCTTCGCTTGGTTCCCCCTTGAATAAGTCTTCCCCTGTAAGTTCTTCCTTGACTCTGCACATATCCAGTACCCTATTTGCGCCATCTTCTATTGCAAGTCCAAGTTTTCCTATCTGCAATAATGTTTCCTGTGTCATTAGTTGTCCTTTCCAGCTTTACAGAATCCGACAATAACACTTGCTAATGCTGCTACGGCTATAAAGCTTATTATCTCTGCAATCATATATCCTCCTCTGTCTTGCTATAAATATCTATAACTGCTGCCACAACATCTTCTCTGTTCCAATCTGTTTTTTCATCTGGTGGTGCAGTTATTGTCACCCTGCCTAATTCTTGATTTATATCCATTGTATAAATCCTGTTATGTACACAAATCTGATACGCTGCTTCATCAGCACATAAGATTTCCATGATTTCCTCTGTTTCAAGGCTTGAAGTAAATATTTTGTCTCTCAGATGCTTATTATCTTTAAAAAGCTGCTGTAATGCCTGTTCAAGCACATTGTTATCCATAGAATCTTCATACAGATAATTCTTTCCAAATGCATTCATCCATTCTCTGTGGCTGTATACCTGTTCAAAACGCCTTTGACCCGCTTTTATGAGTTTCAAATCTGTTTCTCTGCTTTTGTGTACTGCTTCTGCTCCTGTTCTATGGTCTTTTTCACATAAAAACACGGTAAGCCCATACTTTTCTGCTATCTTTCTGTTTGCTACCCCATGCATAACATGGTGCTTTTCTAAGCCGTATGATGTAAGAGGTCCAAAATACCCCTGTTTCTCTGCTCTCATACGACACAGAAAACATTCTTTTGTATTCTGCATTATGCTTCTGCTCATACTCTCCTTTCCCCTCCCATAGCAGGGAGGTCTGCTGCCATATTAATAGTTGCTGTGATATATATACTTAGATAAATAAGTATCTTGTAGACATTTATGGAGTAAAATGCTTCTCCCATTCTGTATTTATGCCATTTGAAGCCATCTTGATTTTTAATATGTCGCTGTGTGCTGACATTCGTATAACTCTCTTTTCAACTTTGCTATTTTCCCTGATACTTGTGTAAGATGATTTACACGCATACTGGTATTAACTGCACTTTTATCCTCATCATATGTAAGAATTGCCTGCCTCAGCCACTCCTGTTCTTTCAGCTCATTCTTGATTCTTTCTTCCTCACTGGCATTTCTCATATTCTGCCTCCATCTTCTTAAGCTCATATTCCATCCACTTTGTAAAATCATGCGACTCATCCGACCAGCTTATAACATGTCCGCGGCTCACATTCAGGTACTGCTGCCACAAATCCGCATTCTTTACCGGCTTACCTGTCTTTTTCTTCCAACCGTCCTTTTCCCACTGTTGTGGCCAAGCATTTCTACAACTGTTTAACACATGCTCACATTCTGTATTTATGCGTATTTCACAGTTTTCATGGAAACGCATAAGTGCATGTATTATTGCCTGCAGTGCCGCCTGATTCTCTGTAACATTTTCAAGCGTGCCATTGCCGTTTCTAATGAACTCTTTGCCATTAATAACTATCTTTAAGACATACATGTATGCTACATGCTTACGGACTGCTGGTCCTCTAGCTGTCGTTTGGATGTATATATCTACCTTTTGCATCTCTTTTTCTCCAATCCCGGAGTCTTGCTGTTATATAAAACATGCCATTTACTCCGTTGTAATACACCTGTGATTCCAGAAGAGAATATTCCGGATGCCAGGCTTGTATTTCTGCTTCCCTTGCAGCCTTATCTCTTACAAATGTGTCTATATATTTGCTTACAGGAACATACCGCCCATTTCCGCCTTTTCTCTTAGAACGGACCTTACGAACTCTGAACTGTCTAAGTCCTGTAGAGCAGTTCCACCGCTTCTCATTTTTCTGTCGGTGCTTGTCCTTTGTTATGTACTTTGCCATTCCTACAAGACCATAAGCATCTTCCTCAAGTCGCTTTGACTGGGAACGCTCTCCCAGTTTCCACAACTTCTCACATACATCTCTGTCAAGAAGCCCGTCCATAATAACGTGATGATGCCAGCGCACCTTTGCATCAGGATCATGCTCTGTAACATATATGTACTTGGCTTTAGGCAGACCTAACTTCTTGCGCCTGTAATTAATCCGCCGGATGTAATTAGTCATATTTTTTACAGCCTCATCCCAGCAAGCTGGCTCATTCCCTTCTGCATATGTAAGCGTCATCCATATATCATCATTTGTGAAATTCTCTATAATCAGTCTTCCACAATATTTAATGGCATTCTTATTGTTCAGGTTTCTTTGAGTTTCTTTATCCTTAATCCTTCCTTCTTCCGGAATGTCCTCTTTCCTGGTGAACTCTGGATATATTTCTATCTCAAGCTGATTACCTGCCCAGATCTCCTTACATGTGTAGACGCACCTGTATTTGGTCTTCAGCATGTACTCCATGAAGACCTCATTCATATCTTCTACAGATTTATCAATTGCCGCTTCATAGTCATAGGGAATGTACCTTGTACCTTTTCTTTTCATGTACACCCCTTTTAATAATCTTTTTCGCAGACTTGTTAATATTCATTACAAGCCCAAGAAAAAAGACCATTTTATTAATTTTTCTTGATGTACTTGAACATTTCTGATACAATAATATTGTTATATTTGCAGAGCATTTTATGTTCTAAGTACTGAGCCGCTGGTCCAAGCGGCTCTTTTTTATATTGTTGGAAGTCTGTAAGCTCCTTCCGGCACAAAGCTGAATATCTCCAACAATCTCAGCCTTGTGTACCATTTGGCAGCCAGCTCCGTGTTACCAATTCGAAGATTCTCATTAATTCTCTTGTTGTAAGAAATTATCAAACCTACTCGCCGCATATTATCCTCCTTTCCTAAATTACAATATCCTTTGGTTCATTCGGATTCGTTAAATCCTTTCCCTCGTTATCCCTGAAGAATCTTTCAAGCTCTGACTTTCTTATTCTTGTATGAGGGATTTTAAGCACCCTTATCTGATTTGCGTTGATAAGTGTATAAACATACTGTTTAGAAGCTCGCATGATTGTTGCCACTTCCTCCACTGTATACACCATATCCTCCGGCTCTCTCTTTATTGTTGCTATCTTCATAAGCCTGCTCCTTTCCTTAATCTATTTCCTCTTAGGTTCATGGCATAACACCAATATTGTTATGCAGATAATTGCTGTTATCGCTATTGCTGTATAATTCATTTACTTCTCCTTCATCTTCACCCAGTCTTCTACATCTTTCTGTGTCATCTTCATAGGAGCAAGCTTGGCTCCCCAGTATTCCGACTCTACTGTTACAACCTCAATATTTTCTTCCTGCATATACCGGAGTAAATCTTCCGGTCTGCCAAAATTGGCATGTTCAGTTCTTATAATCATTGCCTGCTCCTTTCTTGGTATTTAAAGCATTACCATTACTAGCACAGCTATTGAAAAATATATTGGGAAGTTAGGATGTCTCTCTCTGAATGGTATCCTTATAACTTCATAATGCTTAATACCTGATACTTTCATTTTCTTTATAGCTGATAACGCCTGAATAAATGTCTTTGTTCTCTCTTCCATAAATGGTTCATAACTGCGAATTATATATTTGTAGGTTTTATGCTCAATTACTCTCTCACCTCCTCAAATAGTTAAATTTCCAAATATGTGATATAATCTGCTCATCATATATAGGGGGATTAAATATCATGGTTTCTATAATTGTTGCTATAATTTCACTGATTGGCTCGTGCATTGCCATTTACTCGAACTTTATTAAAGACCTTCTTACTTCTAAAAAAGTTGTCTATAAGGAAAGACTGGATAAATTCTATATTCCCTTTTATCAAAAATATTGTGCCGGATTTCTTTCTGACAACAATTTGAGCTCACTTGGTTTTGAAGCACGAAGTATCTTTCTTGATTTATTCACGCAAAATATTCATCTAATGGATGTTCATTCACAATCACTTTATTCTGAATTCTATCTTGCTTTCCTGAATTTACTTGAAGCTGAAAATGAAAATCCAGATTTTGATTTATACACATGCCGTAATGAACTAGACCATGTTTTTAATAAAATGTGTTCTTTTACTTTTGATGAGTACAAGCGTATATTAAGGAAATGCAATCTGCCAGTACCTTTGATATAGCAAAAGCTCCTTTTTTCTCTCGTATGCAAGCTACTACTGCGTATATATTCAGCAATAAAACCACAATAATAACTAAGTAGCCACTCACTCTCTCACCTCCTCGAATAGATAATTGCTTGTGCAAATGTTCTTTTACTCCTATACTTTAATTACTGGTGTTGCAGCACCTAGTTCTAAGAAAGGAGTTTATTTATGCCAATTACATACACCATTATCAACGACTTTACTGAAATTGGAACTTGTGAAGGTCTTCCCATTACTGAACAAGGACGAGCTTTTGTTTTAGTCCCCTCTTCATATCTTGGCACAGTATCAGTTGGAGACACGCTCGTTTCACCGGATGGACAGTATTTAAAAATTTATATGGATGACTATGTTCTTGAAAACAATGAGTTAAAAGCTATAAAATTCTTCTATGAATAGCTTATTCTTCCCTGTATTAAGTTCTTGTTATTGAAATACAGGGAAGTTTTTCTCCTGCTTTCCATCCATTCTTATGATTAAATACCTTTGTTCTTTGATAGCCATCATCATGTGGAACGCTTACAATAAATGGCTTTGTAATTTTTGTTCCATCAATTTCAAGTTCTTCTTTATCGAAATTAATTTTCAGGCTATTCACTCTTCTCTCACCTCCTCGAATAGATAATGTCACATATCGTGTCATTATTAATCAAAAAAAATAGACTGAACCGACTTTCCATAATACTGTGCCAGTTTAATCTTTATAGAATCTCTTGGGATTCTTTCGCCACATTCATACATAGACAAAGCCGAATCACTTATGCCTATTGCTTTCGCAACTTCACTCTGTGGCTTATTTCCTCTTAACACTGTTAACCTGTTGCCTATTTCCTTGGGTTGCAAATTATCACTCCTTTCATGCCACACTTTGTGGCTCAACTGTAATATATCACTTGTCACATATCGTGTCAACACATTTTGTGGAATTTTTCTTGATTTTTCCACAATTCGTGTTATTATATACTTAAAGTAACATAAGGAGTTGAATTATATGGGTGATTTTCCTAACATATTCAGAAAAATAAGAGAACAAAGTGGACTTACTCAACAGCAAATGGCTGATAAACTTGGTGTATCCAGAAGCGCTATTGGAATGTATGAAAATGGCGAAAGAGAACCAAATTTTGAAACTTTGGAACTAATTGCTGATACATTTAATGTTGATATGAACTATTTACTAGGTAAAAAACCTACTACTGAGGTTATTCCCGATAGGTATTACCTTGATGATGATGCCAGAGATATGGCTCAGTTTATGTATGAGAATCCTGAATACAAAGTTCTCTTTGACGCTTCTCGCAAGGTTAAGAAAGAAGATATCGACTTTGTTAAGCAGATGATAGATAGAATGTCAAATAAAGGGGATGATTAATATTACTACTAATGTTATTTACGCAGATATGCCTCCTACAATAAAGGCATACACTGTTAATAATAATGATGATTCTTTTACAATTGTGCTTAATTCTCGGCTAAACCGGGAACAACATCTTAAATCATATCATCATGAATTAACACACATTGAAAATGGAGATTATGACAGACAGTGCAAAGATGTTAATATGATTGAAATATATGCACACAACATAAATTAAACATTAAAGGGGGAGAGTGCTTTATATGCTTATAGATAAGAAAGAGCTAAAATCTTTAAAAAAAGCCGCAAAATTTTTAACTAACAATAAATTTTATATTACGCTCTCATACATAAATGGTCTTCAGTATGAACGCCAAATAACTTGTAATGTTGGAATGTTTGAAGATAAATTGTTTATAGATTTCTTTGGTGGAAACAAATATATTTATTCTACTCATGAAATAAATAATGTATTTCTCTCTTTAAAATACATCGTTATAGAATTTATTGATAATTCTTTTATAGTTTTTTCTTCTTCTGATAACAACCTATTAAAGATATATAATACATTAGTTATACAATATAATATACCTTCTGTACAAAAAGATATTAAAAATTTTGTTGCCAACTTGAATTCTTCGACAATATTACAGCAACCCATTAATGAGCCTACAGAATATTCGCCTTCATATTCTGATAAAACAGACAGCTCTTCATCAATATCAAATAATTTGGATGCACCGCAAACAAAAGATGCTCACATAGTTTTCCCAGATTGGTATATATCAATCTGCTTTGGAAAATCCTCTTCGGAAAATTACATGAAAGCTGTCACCCTTGCCAAGCAGGCTCCGCAATATCATACTCAATCGGATAATGGAATTATTCTTCATCAGGCTATATACTCGAATGCTCCACAAGAATATCTTGCCTTTATAAGCTTATATGAGTTGGTTAGCACATGGAAATCCAGTTTTACTATAATAAACGGGAAAGTCATTGATAGAAAGATAATAGGTAAGTTGAATTATTGTTATGGTGATAAATGCCGAAGTGGTGACCCACATTTTTGTTACGGTGCTAGTTATATGACCGAAAATCCTTTTGGTTGTCACAGATTGCAAGTAAGTGCAGCCAATAATCCTTGGTGGTCATTCTATCGAAGAGTGGGGAATAATTATATTTTAAATCAAATGGAACTAAAAAAGAGGATTGATTCATATGCTTCTGTTTATTGTTTGTGTCCATGCTTTAATTATCAGCAAATAATCCAAGCATATAACTCTCTTCCGATAAGATTAACACAATATCAATATAATAGATTGTCTGCTAGTAACTGGGGATTAAGAATGTGATGTCCCAGATGCAGAACAGTATAGAGAAAGTCTGAAAATGAGACAATAATATATGGAGGTATTAATATGAGTGAAAAAGAACAGTTATTACAATTAATTGAAAAAGTTCCTGAAATGAATGTGTAAAAAATGTATTAGAAATTATACATTCAGAGTCAGTAAATTTATTGACTTTTAATTCATAATAGATTAATATATCTCAAGAAGATATGGCTAACTTGTTTGGCTGTGAATAGAGGACTTGAGATAATTATCTCAAGTCCTCTATTTTCATTTTAGGAGAATGCATATGAATAAAAACCCACAAGAATTTTTAACAATCGATCAACAAATAGAGCTACTAAAAGAACGAAAATTAATCATTAATGATGAAAAACTTGCAAAATATATTCTTATGACATATGACTATTATGAAGTTATTAATGGATATAAGAAAAATTATGTAATAAAACTAGATAACCATAATGAGGAATTTAAACCTGGCGTTTCATTCGAACAGATTTTTTCTCTTTTTAAATTTGACAAGACCCTTAGACAAATGATAATGATTGCTCTTGTTGATTTAGAAGAACATATGAGAAGTTTAATATCTTATGTTATAGCGAAGAATTACTCTTCTAAGCATATAAGATATTTAGATTCAAAAAATTATATTAATACTAAGTCAAAAAATCCTCATTGGAGTAAAAACGAAATATTAAAGCAATTACAATATGTAATAGACAATCCAAAACCTCCTGTAAATTACCACTTAAAAGAATATAACAATGTTCCACCTTGGATTTTATTAAAGCAAGTATATATGAGTACGCTTTTTAACTTTGTACGAATACTAAAACCAGATGTTAAAACAGAACTAATTATGTTAGCTTATGGTGTTCCAAAATCAATAGCTGAACGCCAAGAAATAAAATCTTTATTTATGGAATCCCTTATTTTTTTCTTAGATTATAGAAATATGGCTGCACACGGAAAATGTATGTATTCTTTTATTCCTAAAAACACTGTATCTGTTGGTAAAAAAGCTATTAAAGAGCTCAAAAAGGAAAATTATGATATTTCTGGATTGCAAAATACATACGGAATAGCTAAGCTAGTTAACCTATTGTCATTATTTAATTATAAATGTCCTTTTAATAATGTCATAAGTATTCTTAATAGTTCTTTTTCTCAACATGTTATGATGTACCCTAATGATATACAGCATCTGACTGATGCTATTGGTTTTAATGATGATATTGAACTTACCAATCACAATATCAAATACAAAGTTTCACAAATTATAGACGCTAATGGAAATATTGATTATGAAAAATATCATGAATTATTCCCTAGTTCCTCAATATTCTCTGATAGTAATGCTGCTGCCACATTAGAATATTGCAATAATCAATTCATCGTTAAGCATAATTACAGGAAATCCAGAAAATATAATGCTAAGCATTATCGAAAAAAAAGATTACACAATAAGATATAACTAAATAAAAGCCCCTGTGCTACCAACACAAGAGCTTTTACCCGCGACTTACAATTAAGCTGTGCTCAATGATATAATCGCCCTAGACAAGCCATATTATATCATTCTGAACACCGCTTTTGCAAGTAGGTGTATTTTTTATACCCATTTTTACTGTTGCACCAGTGCAACTTCCCCAAAAACAGAAAGGAATGATTAATATGAAAAAGAAAATATCTAAGGTTCTTACATATAAGCGTGGCAATCTATGGGCCTATCGTTTCGAATCTGCCCCTGTAGATAGCAAAAGGAAGTGGATTACCAAGAGCGGATTTAAGAACCAATCTGAGGCATATGAAGCCGGTATGGTCGCATACACACAATATAAACAGACTGGCAAGAGCTTCACTCCATCTAATATCTCTGTATCTGATTACATGGATTACTGGATTGATAATTATTGCAAGGTCAATCTTAAAGCTAATACGGCATCAACTTACAAAAAGAAAATTGATTTATATATAAAGCCGGCTATTGGTTCATATTATCTTAAAGACATAGAGCCAAGTCTTCTCCAGGAGCTTATAAATAATCTTTTTAATACCGGAATGTCGCGAAACTCTCTCGGCAATGTTAAGGGCATTCTTACCAAGTCATTTGCCTACGCAAAGACTACTGCAAGATTTATTAATGATGACCCTTCTGCAACTATTTCTCTTCCGCTTCCAAGAGCAAAGGCAGAGGTTAAAACAAAAAAGAAAGTAAGAGTCGTATGGACTAATGAGCAGCTTGATACTGTCTTTAAAACATTTGCACAAGGACATATATATCATATGCCACTTCTTCTCGCTTATAGGTGCGGCATGCGTCTGGGTGAGATATTTGGTCTTATGTGGGATGATATAGACTTTGATAATGGAATATTAAGCATTAACAGACAGGTACAGAATCATGATGATAAATGGTATCTGGAAAACCCTAAATATGATTCATTTCGTACCATAGAACTTGATGATACAACGCTTTCAGAACTTAAAAGGATGTACGAACATGAAAAGGAATGTGAACAGTACTATAATGAATATTACAATTATATCTACTGTGAGACACTTGAAGATGACTCTAAGAGACTTACTTATGAGCCGGCTGGCGAATCAATGCATATGGTGCTTGTAAGAGATGATGGCTCATGGATTCAGCCAAGAACCATGATGCACTGTTTTAATGTTATTCATCACAAGCTTGGCTTCACTGAGCTTGATTTCCATTCTCTCAGGCATACACACGCTTCTAATTTACTTGCCAAAGGAGCTGATGTTAAATATGTACAAGAGCGTCTGGGACATAAAAATGTAGCAACCACTCTTGATATATACGCCCATGTCACAGAAACCATGCGTGAGCGCAACAAGGACATATTAAATACACTATAATAAAAAGGCATCTGTACACACATCTCATTGTACACATTAAATCCTAATGTGTACAAAATGTGTACAAATGCCTTTTTTCAATGTGTACACATTAAAATTGTACACATATCAAAATCGTAAAACTTAGAATTTACCATTCTTAGCAGCTTCCTCAATGGAAACAGCTACAGCTACAGTAGCACCAACCATAGGGTTATTACCCATTCCGATTAATCCCATCATTTCAACGTGAGCTGGAACTGATGAAGAACCTGCGAACTG